ATGCTCAATTCAAAAAAAAAATTGATATTTCGGATTTCGGGTTCCCCATATATAAGAGCGTGCAACGAACTATAATGACTTCGACCAGTACGTGAAATATTTTTAACATAAGAAAAGAGCCAAGTGCTGACTCAACACCTGACTCTTCCTTAATAAGAGGTAAAACAATATGAAATCAATCTGACAACTGCTGTATATCCACAACACTATCAGTTTCTTCTGTTCTTGACATATCTATATTTACTACTACTTGTTGTGCTTGTACATTCTTTCCTTTTTCTACATCATCTATAAGGACTTTCTTTAGCTCTCTTGCGGCGGCTGTTCTTTCAGATAGTGGCGCATCTAAATCAAATTGGTCTTTTACTTCCCCACGCATTACTGCTGTGAAGTATTCTAAAACCTCTTGTCTATCTGCTATACATTCACTAGCATATATTTCCGTTCTATATGCTATCTCATCTGCTATATAATCTTTGTTTAATAAGGCTCTAGCTTTAGCTCTTTTATCTTTAACTTTAAATCCAGCTTTCTCTACTGCTTCTACACCATCATAGTTTACCATATATACATCTATGAATCTTGCTTCTCTAAATGTTAATGGTTCCTTGTTATGTGTAACATACTGTTTCTTGTATGTCTCAGTTTGTGTTATAGGCTGTGCGCTAGTCTTATATCTATTTATTTTAGGCTTTTGACCTAGTTCATATTTACTTACTATATCCTTAGATAATCTCTGTATTTTATCACTCACGCTATCACGTCCTTATATGTATCAAGAGTTATTCCGTCTCTTGCCTTAATATTCTCCCATAATTCATTATCTGTTGGTATCTCTTTTCCTAAATAAGTATACCACAAATCTCTAAGGTATAAGATAATCTGTAACTGTGAATAAGTGCTGAATATTTCCGTGCTATCGCTTCTATGTGTATCATAGTTTATATCAGCTTTTCTAAGACAATACTTTGTTACTGGCATCTGTTTATCCACTGAATAAAATTGATTAGTTGTATATAGTATTCTGAATGGACAATTTGTATTGATTGCTAATTGCAACTTCTTTATTGTCTTAATGTTACTAGCCATTATCTTCTTCCTTTTCTACGTCTAGTTGCTCGTCTTTTCTTCCGTACTGTCTGTGTTGCTCGTGCCATCTAAATCACCTCCAATATTCTGAGTGATTTCACTCTCATCTATATCATCAACAGTTTGGGTATATGTAGTATCTTCAACCGGTAATGTAATATACCATATAAATCCAATTATAGTTGCGAACCATAAACAAAGAGTTACTATAAATGCTATAAACCATCTTTTACTTGTAGCTTTGATTTCCCTCAACATTTCTGTTGCTAAAGTTTCTTTATCCACAGCAATACTCCTTTCTTTGATTGTATCACATTATGTAAACTTATTCAAATCTTCTTTTTCTTTTTATGGACATTTAAAGCTCTTTCAACTCCAGACATTATGTTAACCACTTTTATGTAATCATCATTTACTTGATAAGCAAACATATAGTCTTTAGGGTTTAGCCCGTTGCCTAACACTACTGCTTTCTGCTCTCTGGTTAATCTCTTTCCTCTTTTCATTCTCCACCTCTAATAAATTTATTACTTTTGATTTTTTAGATTTTTCTAAGCATACTTTTCCATATCCAATTCTTTTAGCTTCCTCTGTTTTCAATTTTCTGTTGCACCTTAAACATCTGTTATATAACTGTTCCACTTTATTCTCCTATAACGTCAGGTCGCCCGCCTTTTTCAAACCTGACAACTGTGAAGCTCCCATACATTTTCCATCACACCCAATGGCACGTCTGCCATCCTATTCGGGGGTAGTAGGATTCGAACCTACACATATCGGAACCAAAACCCGATGCCTTACCATTTGGCGATACCCCTTTGTGCCATTGGGAGATTGTTTGGTGTAGGCGCATCCTAGGTTAGCCCCAATCTCCCCATTGTCATTCTCTGTGAGGTGCTTGGCTACTCTCACATCAGTTGGGAGCGACCCAACACACTTTGCTATGATAGGACTCGAACCTATATATTGTATCTTCTGCTTTCCCAATTAAGCTACATAGCAACTTATACTTTCCACCGCAGTGACGTAGTATAAAACGCTCTGTACAGATTGGAGGTTATCCCACGTCCCGTCTGCTAACCTACCTTAAACGTAACGCCTCGTTGCATTATTTTGCTAAATATAGATTGTACACCCTATATTAAGTGGTGAACGGATAGCCACTCTATTTGCGCTAGTGGGAATCGAACCCACCTACTCAAAGCACTCCTTGTGCATTAGCGCAACTTTAAACTATAAATCTGCACATAAACATTATATAACATTATTACATAGCTGTCAATATTGTGCAACGAACTATAATGACATCAGAAGAAGCTGGAGAATATATAATCTATTGCTATCTGTTCATCTAGCTTTCCTTGCTTTATATTTGACTCTACTTTCTGTATCAATCTCATAAGCACTGCTAAATCCCTTGCTTTATATTTATTTATACATTCTTTAGCATTTCTTATCTGCCACGCTGTCAATCCAGTTGTCTTTGCTATATCATTACTTGTGCAAATCTGCACTTGCAATACTTGTTTAGCATTATTATATAGATTAGTAAGAATAGCAAAAGTAGGTGATTGTAGCTCTTTTAATTCTTGATATAACTCATATGCTTTACTTGGTTTATTTTGTAAAAATGCTTTTATGAAATCCCATAATGTATCTCTTGGTGGTACATATAATGTTCCATCTTCTAACAAAGATTTAAACACACCATTTATATCTACATCACAAGGCTTCCCATATTCTCTTACACAGCCATCAACATACTGCAATATCTTATCAATCTCTAATAGACAGTGACCGTATGAATACTCACATATTTCCATCAGTATTTCACAGTTTCTATCTGATAAATCTATCTCACGTTGTATGTATTGCTTCAATATATCGCTTTTAAGCGTGTTAAATTCATAAGTTGATGTTTTATACGTCTTTAGTAGTTTAAGTCGCTTATCTGCGCTTGTAAGCTCTAATATGAGCATATTCTGATTGAGATTATTTATCACTTTTTCTTGTAGCTTTTCCTCAGTCATAAACTCTTTATCATCACGTACCACATACAGATAGTCTTGACTGAATAATGATTTACTTCCAAGTGTACCTATTATATCTGATACTTTGTCAATATACTGTATTTCCAAATTTACCACTTTTGCTATCTGCTCTATATATAGCTTCTGAACTAACCACTCTTCTCCAGTAAATATCATAAAGCTAGGTATTGTCTTTTCTTTGATTAGATGTTTTAGCTCTTGTACTTCCATATTTTCAACCCCGCTTTTTTCTATCTTTTATTCGTCTATAATGATTACCATAAGTTATTACATGGCTATCATCAAACCATTGAAGATTATAAAAAACATTGTTTAATGAGTTTTCATCTAAGTGCTTAACTTTTGTTAAACTGCGTGGATTAGGTATGAATGTTTCTGCAACTAATCTATGTACCAAATAACACGTTAATTTGCCATTTTTACATAAACCAACTACATAATATTTATACCCTCTTGTGTTTTGAATATGTGATTTTAAAATATGGTCTCTTTTAAGTCCTTTTACTCTACCTAAATTAGACACTTCATATAACCCTTCATAATCTTTTATTGGCTTCCAAATTTCTTGTACTTCCATCTATGCCCATTCCCTTCTAATGTCTAGTATGAATAAATCAAACAGTGCGCTTTTATTTATTCCAGTTATATTAAACTGATTCAATGTGTTAGTGACTACTTTAATTCCTGCTGAATACCACATCTGACTTTCTATATCATTATCTGCAACTGCTCTTTTCATTTCTTTACCACATACTGCCTTAAATGCTTTTAAGAATAGTGTAACATCATACTTATCGGTATCTGTTGGTTTAAATGCTATCTTATCTGCCATCTTAAATGCATTTGCGCTTGATACACTAGCTATATGTTCCACTGTCTTTTCAACAAAACTATAAAATTCTTCTACACCGTATGTATATAGCTTATCAACGTCTCCAGGTGTCTCACATAAGTCTGCTACTATATCGCAATTCTGCACCTCTTCTTTTCCTATCTGAGCATACTCTAATATCTCTGCTTGAGTATATGGTTGCATATAATAAACTCCTGCTCTACTCTTTAGAGTATCTAGCACAGTATTTATATCTGATACCAGCATCATTATATATGCATTACTTGGTGTTTCCTCACATACTTTAAGTAGTGCGTTCTTTGCATTGATTGACATATTTCCATCTTTTATTACATATAGAGTAGGTGTCTTTACTGAATAAACATTCTTTATCATTTCCCTTACTGCATCAACTTTTGGCTCGATAAATACTCTCTGACATTCAAGCGCAAAAGCTACTGACATTGACAATGTTTTCTTTCCGCTACCCTCTGCACCAACTACTATGCTGAATCTTGGAAAATCATCAAAATCTATCTGCTCATTTATTATATTTAATAACTCTGTCTGACCTATCATTCTGTACCACCTCCTATCAACATAGCTTCAATCAAATACTTAGGCGAACTATCATATTTAATCTCTGTATTTATCCTAATTAGCAAATCAAGTAAATCACTTATTTTATCATATTCTTTTGACATAGTTTCTAAGAACTCTTCCATACTATCACTATATGGTATCTGAATGTACTCAAATGATTTGAATATAATATACTTCTTTATATCCAATACAAAATTCAAAAGCTGTTTAACAAACTGTTTTAAATCTTTTCCACTACTATGTACTTCCTCTATATCTTTGATTATACATTTTGAGTCGCACTGTATTATATTAGATACTAAATCCATCATAGTATCATAGTTTGCTACCCCTAATGCATTAACTATACTATC